TATTGATGAACATGCCAAGATGCATGAACTAGGAATAGCACATGGTCATGGTGGTAATAAAGATGCATATGTGATGTCTGGTAAATTGGACAATCATACACATGATGACTGAAGAAGAACGTGAAGAACAAAGACGTATTGATGATGACTATAATGTAGTCAATCATTATTATCGTGCTAAGATGATGCATCCCAATATTCCATTCTATCTTCAAGATGAAATGGGAAATACTTATGAGTTTAAGTGGGAATTAATCTATCAGTATATTGATAAACTTACACAATGAAAGCTTTGAAAACTCCACTCAGATATCCTGGTGGAAAATCTAAAGCAATAAAAACATTATCTCCTTGGTTCCCTCAAACTATATCTGAGTATAGGGAACCTTTTATTGGTGGTGGATCTATTGCGATTGAAATAACTAAATCTAATCCAGACATTCCTGTATGGATAAATGATCTTTATGTACCTCTTTATAACTTCTGGGTACAATTGAGGGATAGGGGTGAAGAACTGTCTGAAAGGGTCAGAGAAGAGAAGCAGAGGACGTTGGATGAAGGTGATAAGGATAAAATAACTGCAAGTGCTAAAGAACTATTCAATAGGTATAAAGCAGAGATTGATAGATATGATGACTTTGAGAAAGCAGTAGCATTCTTTATAATGAATAAGTGTAGTTTCTCAGGACTAACAGAGAACAGCACATTTTCACAGTCAGCATCTAATTCCAATTTCTCTCTTGTGGGTGCAGATAAACTCGCACAGTTTTCTAAGTTGATTAAAGATTGGAAGATTACTAATATAGATTATTCTGAAGTGATGAAAGCAACTGGATCACCTGATACTTTTATATTTCTAGATCCTCCATATGATATTAAAGATTTCTTATATGGAAAGAACCGTGAGATGCATAAATCATTTGATCATAATAGATTTGCTGATGACGTTTATAATTGTGTCCACAAGTTTATGATAACCTATAATGTTAATGATAGACTTAAAGAATTATATAAAAACTACAATCTAAAGGAGTGGAAGTTGAGGTATTCTATGGCACATCGTGGAGATAAAGGAACTGATGAGAATATTAAAACTGAGTTGTTGGTGACTAATTATTCTATTGTTCCACAAACTCCTTTGGAGGCAGTATGGAATTAAAAGATTGGCTTAATTCTATTAATTTTACAAAGGAAACTCCTGAAGATCCTGAAGATATTAAATCATATCCTCCTTATATTATTAATCGTTGTTTGTCAGGACATCTTGATTGTGTTCTCTTTGCTAATGAAATGAATAAGTATTCTTTCCTAGACAAGGACATGCAATATTCTTTTTATCTAAATACACTTAGGAAAAAGAAGAGATTTAGTCCCTGGCTCCGTAAGGAAAAAGTCACAGACCTTGAAATCATTAAACAATACTATGGTTATAGTAATGAAAAGGCATCTAATGCCCTCAAGATATTAACCCCCGAACAAATTAATTACATTAAACAACGACTTGATACTGGAGGATCGAAATGACTGCCACCGTTGAACCTACTATACAATGGTCTCAAGACCAGATGGTAGAAGTAACTCTAAATGAACCAGATGATTTCTTAAAAGTTAGGGAAACCCTAACAAGAATTGGTGTTGCGTCACGAAAAGAAAAGAAACTTTACCAAAGTTGTCATATTTTACATAAGCAAGGTAGATATTACATAGTACATTTTAAAGAGTTGTTTGCCCTTGATGGAAAGCACGCTAACCTTACTGTTAACGACGTTCAGCGTCGGAATCGTATTGCTCGTCTTCTTGCTGATTGGGGTCTTATATCTGTAGTAAAACCAGATTCAGTATCTGATATTGCTCCACTTAATCAAATTAAAGTTCTTGCTTATAAGGATAAAGGAGATTGGGTATTGGAGCAGAAGTATAATATTGGAAAGAAAGGAAAGACTCAAGAAACCACTGATTAAACAAAGATTTTATTATGGATTATTTAAATTATGGCAAGTCTCAACCACAGAGTCTTGTTGAAAATCAAACTCAAAAATTGGAAGATTCTCCACCACCAGAAAAACAATCTAAGGTATTATTATTATTTCCTACTCCCGTTTGTATAACACCTCCATATCCAGATGATTATAGTTTACAATTGGAATGGATTAAAAGTCTAGAATTGCGTGGTAATGGTAATGAAAATAATAGAACTTCAGTGAATAGTTTTGTTCTTGATAATCCAATAATGGCAGAAATTAGATCATTTATTGAGGTAGAATTAAATAATTTTGCTTTAAATATATTGGGATATGATAGAAAATTTGTTATTACCCAATCTTGGATAAACAGGAATTCAAAAGGAGAGTTTCATCATCTTCATGCTCATCCCAATAGTATTATTAGTGGAGTTTGGTATCCTCAAGTTGGTAGAGAGACACCACCTATTTCATTTTCAACTTTACATGAAAAAAGAATAGTCATACCACCTGTAGAATATAATTCTTGTAATGGTGAGAATCAACACGTACATGCGAATCAGGGGGAAATGATAATGTTCCCAAGTTATCTTAAACATAGTGTTCCTCCCAATAAATCTGATGAAGAGAGAATTAGTTTGTCATTTAATACTTGGATTAGAGGTAGTCTTGGATCTAAAGAGTATTTAACATATCTTCCACAGGATGTATGATATCAAAATAGTATAAACCGTATAAGTGTTTTAGATAGAAGTGTTATAATTAGTATTGGATGCCGAAAGGATCCAAACTTAAAACACTCGCTTAATAAGGAGCTACTATTATGGGTAACCTAGCAAGGTACACCGCTGCAGATCTTCCAGCATTATTAGACAGGATCTCAAAGAACAGTATTGGAATGCATGATTATCTTGATCGTGTATTTGATTTTCAAGAAACAACATCAAATTATCCACCATACAATTTAATACAATTAAATAATCATGAGTCGAAACTCGAAATCGCCTTGGCGGGGTTCAAGAAAGATGAGCTCAAAGTCTATACGGAGTTTGGAAAACTATATGTCAAAGGTAGTAAAGAAGAATCGAAAGTTGATGGAGAATTTGTCTACAAAGGATTGGCCCAACGAAGTTTTGAACGAGTCTGGACGGTCTCCGACGATACGAAGGTTGGATCCGTCAAGTTTGAAGACGGACTCCTCACCGTACAGTTAAATAAAATTGTACCAGAACATCATGCTCGTAAAGAGTATCTATAAATATAATTGAGTTCGAGATGGATTAGACCCCTTTACAGGGGTCTTTTTTATTGCTATAATAATTATAGATGTAAATTTTATTATGCTTTTAGAATCAGATTCGGAAACTCTTGAACGTATTTCTACTAGTCTCGAAAGAATTGCTAATGCACTTGAAAAGCAAATACATATTAATATAGATCATGGTCATATTGAAAATATTGATCATGCTCGAATAGATGATATAGGTGAGATACATGGTGATGTAACAACCCATCCTAAACCTTTTTAATAATGCCTCAACAGCAAACACTTAAGTTTACTATCAGACAAGATGGTTATGTGACTGAAGAAGCTTCTGGCTTTACTTCTCATCAGTGTGTTGAAATTACTGAATCAATAGAGAAGAAACTTGGAACTTTAGAAACCCGTCAATTTAAACCCGAATTCTATTCTAACAATGTCGCACTTCAGCAGAATCAAAACGAAAATCAAGAACAAACCTGAATTGGAGGAAGCATTACTTCTTCTTCAGTATGATGTAAAGGAAGATCAGGAACTTAAAGTGACTGGTGCTCATGGCATTAAACATGAAACTGTAACTGCTGATCTAGCTATTGGTAGTGATGTTGGTTTTAGATTGAATCCCATGACAAATGAATATGAATTGGTTGCAGATTTAGAAACTTGGAATCAACCTATTTCAGTAGAAAGGTTTCTTGACAAAGTAAACCAACAGTATGCTAGAATGACAATTCACAATCAAGTTAAGAAAATGGGATTTCAAGTTGAAGAAGAATGGGAGATGGATGACAACTCTATTGAATTAACAGTTACACGTTGGGTTTAAACTATGACAATTAAATTATGCCTTCTTAAATCTGGAGAAGATATTATTACTGATCTCACTGAGATGCGTACTGAGGAAGGACCACAGGGAAGAGTTATAGGATACTTCTTTGAAAAACCTTGTGTTGTTCAAATGAAAAATCCTCAACAACAAGATCCTAATGGGAAAACTAAAAAAGCAGGATTTGAAGTTTCTCTTTTTCCTTGGTTACCTTTAACTGCGGAGACTAAGATTCCTGTGACTGCTGATTGGTTAATCACTATGGTTGAACCAACTGCCAAATTAAAAGAAATGTACATTGAGGACGTATTAAGTGGACCAGATAGTAAAGATCCT